CATCATTTAGCCACTCTTACAAACTAACCACAGTGTTAAATTCTGGTAAAGGTAATCAATGGTATGGTTACAACGTTATCAAAGAAGGTCCTTTAAAAGATCCTTTGATGTATGAACGTGCTAAAAAATTTTACACTAGTTTAGCTAGCAAATAGTGTGAATAGTAGGCGGCGAAGGGAGACTGGAGCCGCCTATGCTACCGAGTGGAAATGATAGAATTAGATAAATTTATAAAAATATTTGAAGGCTTAGATAGTGCCTACGGTCAAACTATTAAAACAGATCAATTTAGCGAAAAAGGTAAACACAAAACTAAGTCTTTTACAATATCAAATCCTGTAACAAAAAAATTATGGCGAGAACATTTAGAGGGTAAGGATCCAGCTTTAGGTATTGTACCTATTACTAAGGAAAATAAATGTAAGTGGGGATGCATAGATATTGATACTTACCCATTTGATCACAAAAAATTTATACAAAAATTAAAACAAAAAAATATACCTATGATAGTATGCCGATCAAAATCAGGTGGTGCACATGCATTTTTATTTACAAAAGACTTTGTGCCTGCAACTGTAATGAGGGTAAAACTAAAACTTATTGCATCTGCAATGGGGTTTGCTAGTGCAGAAATATTTCCTAAACAAGACTATATAAGAGTTGACAGAGGAGATACAGGTAGTTTTTTAAATTTACCTTATCATGCAAACGCAAGAACAGTTAGATATGCATATAATTTAGATGGTAGTGTTTTAAAACTACAAGAATTTTTTAATTTATATGATGAAGTATCTTTAACTTTAGAAAAATTAAATGAATTAAAAATAGAAAGTGAGAAAGAAAAAACAGATTTATTTAAAGGTATGCCTCCTTGTTTAGTTACTTTATTAAGTGATGGTGTACCTGATGGTCAAAGAAATAACTGCATGTATAATGTTGGTGTATATCTTAAAAAAAGATATCCTGACAAAGAGGAATGGCAAAGTTATATGTTTACATATAATAAACAATTTATGACCCCGCCTTTAGATGCAACAGAAATAAATACTTTAATAGGATCAATAGATAGTAAAGACTATAACTACAAATGTAAAGACGAACCAATACATAGTTTTTGTGATGCTAAAAAATGTGCGTTAAAAGAATTTGGTGTAGGAGATAATGCACCAACACCAGAAATAAGTGAGATAAGAAAATATGATTCTGATCCGCCAATATACTTTGCATCAATAGATGGTGAAAGTGTTGAGGTAGATGATGCAACATTGCACGATCCAGAAAAGTTTTCTTTGGCTTGTATGAATCAAATAGGTAAACCAATGATGCCTGTGCCAAAACATATGTGGCGTAGATTATTAATAAAACTATTTGCAAATTTAGAAACAATACCGGCACCTGAATCATCTAAATTAAATGTTCAATTAAAAGAAATATTAGCAGATTATATAAATAAAACTCCAGGTAAAGAATTAAAAGATATTATGCGTGGTATTGCATTTACAGATACAGATGGTTTTACATATTTTAAATTTAAAGATTTTTGGAAATTTTTATTGAAGACTAAATCTTGGGCAGAAAAAACTTATCCTAAACAAAAAACAATGCGATTATTAGAATCCTTATTTGAAGCAAAAGAAGATACCCCAAAGATAGGAACAAAAACTGTAAGGTTATTAAAAATGCCTACAATAAAATTAGAAAGACCAAACCCTAGAACAACTAAAATAGAAAAATCACCATGGCTATAGTAAAAAAAATAATGGGTCCACCGGGTACTGGTAAGACATATAGATTAGTAAATTATTATTTAAAAAAAGAATTAAATGATTATGCAACTGATCCTGAAAAAATAGTATATATTACATTTAGTAGAGCTGCAGCTGAAGAGGCATCAGAAAGAATTTTAGAATTGTTTCCTAACAGTAAATTAAAATATATATCTACAATGCATGCTATGGGTATGAGAGAGTCTAATATAGATGCTAATACTCAATTACTTACTGGTAAAAAATGGAATCGTTTTAAACAAGAGTATTTAGAGTGGCAGAATATATCTTTTGAAACTACGGTTGACGCAGCAGGTAATCCTAAATATCAAAACACACACTTACAAATAATACAATACTCAAGATCTAAATTAATTTCTATAGAAAATGCTGCTGTTGAATTACAGAAACATCACGACATAGATGTAGATTCTACAATACAATTACAAACAGATTTAAAATCATTTAAAGACGGAACTAATATGGTTGAGTTCTACGATATGATTAACAAGTTTGTCGAGGAAGATCGGTGTCCTCCACTCGATGCTGTCTTCCTCGATGAAGCCCAAGATTTAAGTCCTCATCAATGGAAATGTTTTGATTATATAAAATCAAAATGTAAACGGGCATATATGGCTGGTGATGATGATCAAACTATTTATGGGTTTCAAGGTGCGGATCCTGATTACTTTATGAAACAAGAAGGAGAGCGAGATGATCAAGAAATATCTCGGAGAGTTCCCAGAGCTGTGCATAAAGAAGCCATTAAAATATTAAATCAACTTACAAGTAGAATAAATAAAAAATGGATACCAAGAGATGCAGAAGGTATGGTTTATCCTAATCATACATTAGATGAAATAAATTTTTCTAAAGGCTATTGGATGATATTAGCTAGAACCAATAAATTGTTACTTAGTATTTCAGAACATTTTTATTTCTTAGGTGTAAGATTTACAGGGAGAGCAAACAAATATTTACCTAATTCTATATTAGAAGCTTATCAAGTTTGGACAAGATTAAATCAAGGAGCTTTTGTTTCTTCTGAAGAAGCTGAAAGACTTTACAATTATTTATTAGTAAAAAAAGGACACGTGCGTAGAGGTTATTCAGATGGTAAAACCATACAACGTGAAACAAGTGTTGATTTAGATAAATTAAAAAGTGAACACGGTTTACTAATAGATGGTGATTGGAGACAATTACATTTTCCAGAAGACACGAAAGAATACATGCAAACATTATTAGAAAGAGGAGATACGTTAATGGAAAAATCAAAGATACAATTACTAACTTTGCATGGATCTAAAGGAAAAGAATGCGATAACATATGTTTATTTACAGATTATGGTGTTGAAGGACAAGATGAATTTATTTATCGCAGTGCTTATGAAAACCAAGACGCTGAACATAGATTATTTTATGTTGGTACAACAAGAGCAAAGGAAAACTTATACATTATGCAACCAACGTCAGATTATTATTACACAATAGGAGGACCAATAGTATGACAAATAAAGATATATTTAAAGGAGTCGAGTACGATTCGTTAGAAAAGCAGGTAGGTGGAAAACACTACCGATCGATGAAAATTCAGCCAGCAGAATTTATTAATGAAAATAAACTCTTGTTTGCTGAGGGGAATGCTATAAAATATATTTGTAGACATTCTGTCAAAGGAAAGGAACAAGATATAAAAAAAGCAATACATTATTTAGAAATGATTTTAGAAAGGGATTACCATGATTGATGATTTAAGATTTAAACTTGAAATACTATGGATAGATCATTCACGAAAAATATGTTTTATTTTTGGTGTTATATTGGGAGGATTATTTTTATAATATGTTTGAAGCACAAACAGAATGGATAAGCCCAGAATCTTTTCCCGATCTTAAAGATTATAAATACATAGCAATTGATTTAGAAACAAGAGATCCTAATTTAAAATCAAAAGGATCTGGCGCATTAATAAATGAAGGTGAAATAGTAGGTGTTGCTGTAGCAGTTGAAGGATGGTCTGGTTATTATTCTTTTGGTCATAAAGAAGGAAATTTTTTTGACGAATCTGTTGTTATGGGATGGATAAAAGAAATATGCGCATTACCAAGTGTTAAGTTATTTCATAATGCTATGTACGATGTTTGTTGGCTAAGGTCATATGGTGTTAAAATAAATGGCCACATTGTTGACACAATGGTTATGGCATCACTAGTAGATGAAAATAGATTATGGTATTCACTTAATAGTTTATCAATAGATTATCTTGGACAAATAAAAGATGAAACTGCACTAAGAGCTGCAGCTGATAAAGCTGGTATAGATGCAAAATCTGAAATGTGGAAACTACCTGCAATGTATGTAGGTTCTTATGCAGAA